TTTTTTAACTAAATCGCTTTTGTTGTGGTTTAAATCGATGTTCTTTATTTCAGCGGCGTGTTGCTCTTCGGTTATAGAACCCTCTTTCAACTGAGTGTTTAATACATCGATTTGCTGCTTTCTTATGGACTCTAAGTCTTTTACTTTTTTACCATCTTCAGAGCTTTGAAAGTCAGATAGCTTTTTTTCAGCGTCGTTCTTTTTGTACTCGGCATCCATCAACTTCGACTTCTGATCACTACTCATTGACCTATCGAAGTTTTGAGAGCTCATCATGAAATTATCGAGCTGCTGTTTCTTTTCCTCGTATGCTTCTTTTGTTATAACACCGTCTTGAAGGTCCTTGTTTAATCTAGCAATGTTGTGTTGATGAAACTCTCTTAAACCTTTTATGTCTAGTTTTCCAGAAGCTACAGCGTAAGCATTTGAAACTTCAGTTATCGTGGATGACGTTACGTTACCGCTAAATGGTAATAATGAACCCATGATAAATCCAGCTCCACCACCTTGTATGTAGTTTTCTCTAATGTATTCACCCACTGTTACATCACTAGCGGCTTGTTGGAACACCTCAGTCATCATCTCGTCAAAACCACCTCTTACAGATGTTAATCCATTTTTAGACTGTTGCTTTAACCAGTGTTTAAATTGTCCTTTGACTAGAGATGCAGCATTTTGCCTAGCGCCTTCTTTAAGAACGCTCATACCTAAAGACTTACCTAATACAGATGATGCACCAACGTACTCAGCAGCACCACTAACGAAACCAACGCCCATGGCGCTATCAAAAATTTCGTTATTTACGTCCTCTTCAACAACCCTCATTAATTGGTCGATGCTAGGCTGGAGTGTATTGTATTTTACTTTAGCTTGTTTTTGTACTTGTCTCAAGTAGTTATCACCAGCCATTTGAGCTGCTGGTAATGTACCAAAAGTCAATATCGCAGACAACATCTGTGGAAACTGCTCAGAGGCGATTGTTTTAAGCGTCTGTAAGGACTTACCAGACTCTAATACATCTCTTACATCAGCGTGGCCAAAATGAGACTCTAGAGCTTGTCTTTCAAATACTAGTTCTAAGTCTTGCTTTTGGTTTTCACGACCATCTTCAATGATTTTCTTAGCTTGCTCTTTAGCTTCACCCCAAGTGCCTTTTTTAGTATAGCCTGATGCTACCGGGTGAAAACCATCTTGTTTTGGCACCATGAAAGCACCTTTGTTGTTAAAGTAACCTACAGTGTTATCATCCCAGCCTTGCTCTTCAGCTAACTTCTGGTTTACCTGGTGTTGTCTTTCTACTTGTAAGTAATCAGCGGTGCCTAAACCACCTGCTTTTACAGCTGTACCTATACCGTGTATGGTTTTATACGCGCCTTTAACAAGCGTTGGCATGTTTTGGTAACCTAGCCTAATAGCGCCTCCGATAGGCGATTTATTCACCAAGTCAATAATAGTATCGTCAACTATATAGTTGTCGTAATCAGCTTTATGGCTGTCACCAATAAGCTCTTGGTATTTAGATATACGGTTTTGTATATCTGGATCAGCGAAAATTGTCTGATTTATAAGCTTAGAGTATTCTCTTTGTGCTTTTTCAAGCTCTTCTTGAGAAATGTCCTCTATCTCCATGTCTTTAAACGGAGCCATTATGTTCGAAAGACCCTCTTGAAGATCAGCCTGCTTGTTATCTAGTGTTTGAGATATCATGCCTTGTAACTTCTCATCCTTCGTTACAACAGCGTTAAGTGTCTCGTTGTTAAAGTCGTCTATTACAACTTCATCACCGTATGGTAGGATAGGACCCATAGGTGTATTTTTTAATTTACGAGAAGCTTTTCTACCCTTAAACTCTTCTTGAGTTCGTCTCTTCATATCTTGATAATCAGAGTCGTCAGGTATTAATATAGGTTTTCTAGAAACACCCATATACTTTTCTTCTTCTTGCGGTACTGTATCTAAAGTAGAAGGGTCGAATATAGGGTTACCAAACTCATCAGTCTCTTGTGATTCCGAAGAACCAGCTTCCGAAGACAAATCCGTAGCGGGCTTTTGATTTGGGCTTTCTGTGGTCTCGCCCTCTACCACGCCCTGTTGCTTTCCCTCGTCTAAAGGTTTTAAACCAGCGTTAGCAACGTAGTCTTCAATAGATAAACCGCTTTGATCAGCGGCTTTTTGAACCTCTTCAAGAGAATACTGTTGTCCTTCGTATTCAAACATTGTAATTAGTTTTTATTTATTGTACAGGACCTAGACTACCAGGTGTGGATTGCGGACCTACGTTTATCACAGGTAAAACCGGTTTGTTCTTTTCAACATTCATTATAGCGGCGTCAGTTGTGGCATCGTTACCAAACTTGCTCTGGATAATAGCTGATGTTAGATCTTTTTGAGTAGACTCATCGTATGGGTCTACAACATAGTAATCCTTATCGGTTATAATCAACATGTCACCAGGAGAGTACTCTGACTCTAAAAAATCATTTATATCACTTTTAGAGTAACCTATCTTAGATAACGCATCTACAGCTGAAGATCCACCGCCGCCACCCATATAAGTAGCATTTAAAACGGTTTCGTTAACGTATTTAGCACCTATCAAAGGTTTAGTGTTGCCGTTCATAACCTCATTCATGTACTCCATGCCTAAATCAGAGCGATCTTTAGCGTCTACTTGCCTAAGCTCTGCGGCTGTCATATCAGAAGCCGTTGTTAGTCCAGCTTCTTTTTTCTTCTTAGCTAAACTTATTGATCGGCTTATTGACCTAGAGTCGGCTCTATTTTCTTTAGCTATTACCGCTTGGTAACCAGACTGTGCTGATTCTCTCAACACATTCATGTAGCTATTGATAACAAACTGTTCTAGCTCCTCTTGTCTTTCTGGGTTTTCAAGTAAGTCAACATCTTGAATACCAAGTCCACCAGGTATAATATGGTCGTCAGTAGCCATAGATAAAACAGCATCTCTTCCTCCTTTTTTTATTTGTTGTTGAAGCTGCATCTTAACCATTTGCTCTCTACCTTTATCCATAGGAGCACCTGACTGGTACAATTGATTACTTAAGTCTAGTATTTTAGTAGCTGTCTCGTGGTCTTTATAATGGTACTTAGGCACATCATCTAATGTAGCACCTTCACCATATACTAACCTACCTGTTTCGCCGATACCAAACGCCACTTGATCTGTAGTTATGTTAGCTATAAAGTCGATGTCTTCTGGCTTGTTACCATTAGATATCATACCATTATCAAAGTCCTCTATAGCTTGATACTTTAACTCTTTCAATCTTTCAAAATCAGCGTTAAGATTAGAAAAAGACTGAGTTATGGAGTTCATTTTATCAACAGCCTCCATGTATATAGGAGAATCTGGGCTATTGCTAGAAGCTAGCTTTGCGTTTTCAAAGAATTCATTACGTGCGTTGATCAACCACTTGTTTACATCACTACGCATAGACTGAGGTACTTTTTCGATATCCACGTTAGCGGGCATGTTATCGATGTAAGACCCCATTTTAGTTTCAGCTTGTTTTTTGAGCTGCTTGCGGTAGTTCATTTCAACATCAGCTTCTTGGCTAGCTTGCATTACCGCAGCTGCGCCAGAACCCTGCGCTGGTTGACCTATATAACTTCTAGCTGCGAATCCAGCTCCTTTTATTAAATTTGCGTCTGCCATTTCTAGAAATTATTTTCAACACCGAAGAAAGAGTTATCTAAAGGTCCTCTACCACCAGTACCGCTAGAGTATGCATTCCATGTTCCGATACCAGCACTTGCCATTTGGCCTAAGCCTTGGAAAGCTTGGTTTGTAGCTTGATCTCTAGCTGCTCTAGCTTCACCAAGCGCTTGCTGTGCCATACCGAGCTCTGTACCAGCCTGTTCTCTCTGCATTTGCTGAGATAAGTAATCGCCTTTACGTTCCATGCTCTGTAAGCTCATAGCGCCTTGAGCAGCAGCTTGTTGGTTAGCAGCCTCTTGGTTACCAATACGAGCACCAGCTTGTAAAGCGTTTTGTGATTGTTGGTTAGCCATAGCTTGAGCTAACGAAGCAATACCGCTACCACCAGCCGCACCCGAAAGTTGGTTCATAGTGTTAGCCATGCCCTGCTGTTGCTGCTGAGCGATGAAATCAGCTTCTTGCTGATTAACAGTGAGATCCTCCATAGGGTTCTCCATGTTCGCGTACGGATTTGTGGTATCAAGGTTTTGATAGTTAGCCATCGTACGGTTAAAATCAGACTGAGCTTGTTTCATCTCTGATCTTCTTCTTTTTCTACCGTACAGTGTCTGACCTATGTTTAATAACCCAGCCGCCGCTAAATATGCTGGTATTGCCATAACTTATTTTCTTAAATTATTATTACATGTAGTTAGCTACTGACAAATATTTCAGAGTTAACTGCAAATAGTTCTTTATTAGTTCCTGTTGTGTTAGTCATTTTAACCGATGCGTAGTAGCCAACTAATCCAGAAGTGTTGATCTGACTGTTCTTAGCAAAGAACACGAAGTCACCATCTTCTATGCTAGTACCACCGTTATCATAGTCTATACCTTCCGTGTTGTTCACGTCTACATAGTACTGTCCACCTGTAGCTCCAATATCAGCACACGTACCTATCTTGTAAATATTACCATTTGATTTCTGGTAAAAAACAATATCATCAGCCGCTTCTTGTAAAGATACATTTATCTCGTTATTAAATATCAGCCTCATTGTAGGTGTAACTGTACCTACTATATCTAAGGTATCTATACCTTGAACTGAAAATTCACTTGTATCTAAAGAACCAGACTGGGTGTTGTTATCCCAAGCATCTTGTCTACCTCTAATATAGTTATAATATATTCCCTCTTTATTTTTCCAAGTAACTACTTCACCATCTTGCTGATCAGTGTCTACAGTAGCTGTCCAGCCAGAATCACCCTCGTAAGAAAGCGTCTTAAAGTTCTTAATTCTAGAAGCTTCATCGTTGTGTAGTAGAGTTACTGATGTGTCATACTGAACACCATAGTAGTTAGCTCTAGTGTTGTTAGTGTGAGCGTATATATTACCGTTTTTAAAAGTATAGTACACTGAGTTAAGCGAAACACCTGTCTCAGGTACAAAGCTTAATCTAGTTGACCAACCATCTACGCTTTCTTTAAAAGCCAATGTCTCGCCGTTAATAGTTACATTGTAAGACGACATGTCTTCGTTAAAAGAACCGTGTATCGCGCCAGAGTGTGCTGTTAGAGCGTCTGTAATAAAGTCTGACATACCTTTAGACGCTACATCAGTGATACCATCTCTAGACAGTCTTATAACAGCTCTCCTAGATTTGTCTACAAAATACGCTCTAAAACCAAAGCTTACAAAAGACTCTGGATTCTTAGATATACCATACTCGCCAACATAAGGAGTCGATTGACCCAATACCCTGTTTGTAGATACAAGGTTAGCATTACCATCCGCGTTGTAAAGCGCGTCTTTATTAGCAAGTACTCTAAATACTTTATCCTCACAAAGAACAATAAGATCAGTGTCCCTAGCGTGAAGTTTCTGTATTGTACCATATATTGGGTTAAGGTCTTTTGTTATTTTCTCTGCAGTGTTAAACTGGTTAAGGTTGTTTACGCCAGATGTAGAGTTGAATATACCACTGTAAATCATACCGTGGCCTCTTCTCTCTTGAGAGTAAACCTCTTCAATAGTGCTAGAAGCTTTAACACCTTTACCCATTGTTTTGGCATTGAAGTCGTCTCTAATTCTATTAGATTCAACACCGTTGCCAAAAGAGTACACATTAAAGTAATCTAGCACTTGCTCGGTTTGCAGCTGAGCGATTGGTATCGCTTCTGTAGCTTCAAAGAATATGTCTAGATCAATAGCCTCGTTTGGTTCAACTTCAAAAACAGTAGGGTTAGGAGAACTAAGTGTAATCGTGTTCTCATCAAAGACTATAGGTAACAACCTTTTTCTTTTAGATATCCTTACAGCATCAGCTGTAAAGTCCTCATCAGTAAAAGGTGTAGTCATTTTTATGTTCCAGTAGTAACCTGTTTCATCGTCAGTGTCTCCAGAAGACAATGGTTGTCTATCGTAAGTACCTTTTGTAACAGTGTCTACAGTATACAACGAGCTCCAAGAGTTATCAGTACTATTTTGGAACTGAATCACATCGCCACTGCTGATAGCCGCATCGAATGCATTACCGTTAGTGCCAAAGTCTACATTACTGCTGTCGTACGGTGCGAAGTAAAAACCAAACAAGTCAGAACCAACGGTTGGCTGACCATGTGAATCGACGCTTGGTTCAGCATTAGCGTGTTCTTCCCAAGCAAACATATCTAGAGCAGCGGGCGGCGTATCAGTAGCGTCTGGATCATCAGACAGTGTGTTCTGTATGTAAGGAACACTCTTTACACCATCTTGCTCGTAATCACTAGGGTCGTTAGTGAAGTTATATATAACACTTTCTTCAAATAGAACATCTCTGTTGATCTTAACAAAGAATCTTCCCTGGTATTCTTTTCTAGCTTCTTTTTCTTTTTTGTATACCTCTACAGTAAACCTATCAGAGCTAGTAAGACTTTGTATAAAACCAACATCAGTTAGTTTTTCTTTTGTTGTTATCTCGTAGCAGTCATGTGAATCACCTGTATAACCACCTCTTTCTATTTCGTAAAACTGGCTAACGTTAGTGCCTCTTCTAAATCTTATGTAAGAATCGTAATCAAAAGACTCAAAGAACTCTGGATTTTCAGCTGATGTTGGTCCTTCAAACTTGAACGTCTTTAAGTTGTTAGCGACTGGAACATCAGAACCTTTAACCACTTCTGAAGCCGTATTGTAAACTCTTTTTATAGAAACAGCATCTGGTACCTCGTTCTGTATATCTAGAATTTTGTATCTAGAAGGTGATATAACAGGTTCATCTGAGTTGTGTTTTTTCTTAAGTGTAAGGAAGTCTCCCTCCTGCACTTTGTTACGCTCAGCACTTGGTATAGACAACCAAACAGTACCGTCCGAATCATCAGCATAGTACCTATCAAGTACAATGTTATAGTATTCGTTAGATATATCCTTAACGTAGTATTTAAAATGTGTCGCCCAAGAAGGAGCATCTTGACCAGACTCAGCTTTGATTCTATTAACCTTGCTTGATTTGTCTATGTCTACCTTTATAGTAGAGTAATCATTTGTGAATACAGGTGTTTCTCTACCATTAGTATCTAAGTATACAATACCCACTTGGTAGTTTCTCAAAGATTTTACACTCGACTCAGGTGTTTTAACACTTGTTATAGAGTTAGACTGTAAGCTAACTGTAATATCGGCTTCATCAGTGATGTTGTAACCCTGAACGTAGTTACCATACACAAGTCTATTACCTATAACCTCTTGAGATTTCGCTTTTAACGGAACATTGTCATACGCTCTCAGTAACTGGTTAGATTCCACTAAGTTACTAATCAGTTCTGACGTTATAGAGTAACTTGTTCTTGTAGTAGGTATAGATTCTACCTTGTATACATTAGGTGATGAAGAGTCTTTGTATAAAATCTCTATGTACTCTACATCAGCTGGTGGTGTTTCAAAACCACTTATGGTCAATTGCCTTAAGTTGTTTACCATACCAGTGTTATACGCATTCATGGATATATACCTAAAATCACCGGGTACAAAAACAGCGTTAGTCCAAGGTGAAAAACCAGACACTTCACCATCAACATATCTCCATCTGTAAGCAAATCTAGGGAAAGACAACTCAAACATTGGTCTTTCTTCTTCAAGAATACACTTCCATGTGTACTCTATAGATTTTATATCAGACGATATAGACTGTATAGTACCAGTAACAAACCTTAATAAAGCACCAGTTATAGAAACAACTTCTATTCTAACCTGGTACTCATCTTCGTAGTTGTTATCGTTTATCTCACTAGCTGTCAGTACGATGATATCACCAGCATTCCAGTTAGGAGAATCACTCACAGTAAAAGATATAGAGCTACCTACTTCTCTAGGCACTTTGCTACCGTTATAAAGCTCTGTAAAGTCTTGTTGAGTGGTTACATAGTTTAAACCAGAACCAACACCAGACCTAGTGGTTGAAGAAGCCACATAGTGTGGTCTTTCATTTGGCTTTTTCTTTATAACAGTTATATCTGAAGCTATAAAGTCTCTACCGTATACAGTTGTATGGTCTTGACCAGTTTGGTTTGTACCGGACTTGAATCTTGATATCAGTATTTTTCTAGGCTCATTAAGATCATCTGTCCACATGAGCATGCCGTCAAATATATTTACACCAGTGATCAAGTTGCCTACACTGAAGCTTAACACACTGTTGTAATCTACTATAACAAAAGATACGGCTTCGCTTGACTCGTTGTACTCTAAAATAAAGTCACCTTCATCTGCAGTTACAAACCAATATATCTTATTGTTCTGCGTGTCTTTTACATTACCAATGCAGGTAGCGTTTGTAAAGCTAAATGAAGACTTAGCCGTGTTGCCAAGTACACTTTCTATTGCTCCTACATCAGAACCTTCAGAGTTACTAACCTGTACGTTCAGTGCATCTCTGTACTGACCATTAGGTACAAGCCTCTCATCAAGGTCTTTGTTCATTTTACCTGATGTGAAAACGCGCTTTAATTCTGGCATTTTCTAGTGTTTTATTTGTTTAGACTTGCCTCTTAGAGTTTGTGTTAGCTCTTCTAGTTTGATATTAGACAAACGAAGTTTAGCCTGTCTCTTAGCGGCGAATCTTTCTCTTTTAAACCTAGCAACGATGTACTCAGGTGTGTTAGCTCTAGTAGCTAGTATAGCGTGAGCAATATGCTTGTAAACAGCTTCTTCTACAAACTTGTGCACTTTCATCTCAGCATCTGTAGCTACAGAATCACTAATATACTTTAATGTGATTGTTTTACCAACCATCTCAGAACCAAAGTGAATCTTGCTTTTAATCTCGTCGATGTAAAACGTACCGTTGATCTGCGCGTGTTGAGGATCAATACCAAACCTGCTGCCATACGTAGCGTCGAACTCTGGAGCGTCATCATCAGCTGTATTGTCTGTAGTAGCTGCTTTAAACTTACCCCATGTGTCAGAGTCAGAGGCTAAAACTAAATTGCCGCTACCATCAAAAGTGTAGTTGTAATTAGAATCTTGTACGATAGCGCTAGGGTTAGATGTTTTAGAAGCAGGGTATATAATTCTTTCAATACCAGCATCGTCAACCCAAGTCATCTTAACGTAGTTGACATAATCATGAGGCAACACCATAGTTAAAGAAGGTGGTATCTCTATCTCTTGAGCCTTGTAAGACCTTAATGTATCGTAGCTCAACTCCTGCAAAGCCCTGTGAGCGTGAAACGCTACATCAGTTCTTTTAATCTTAGATATGATTTTATCCTCACCAACGTAAGCAATAATAAAGTTATTGATGAGATCTTGTATGCTTACAAACTGATACCCTCCAAAGTCGGACCCAGTGTAGTAATCTTCTTGTGTTCCGTTAAATAATCCCATCTATTATTGTTTTTCTTCTTGTGTGTCCCTAATTTCTTCTTGAACAGCCAATTGGTATATACTAAGGTCTCTAACCTCAACACCACACAACGCTAGTATGTTAATCACTAGATCAGTTTCTTCAGATGGGTGTAGTTCAAAGTCTTGTGAACCAGTAGCTTTGTACTGTGCGTTACCCGCTACAGTCTGGTAGTTCCAGATAACCTTAGCTGGTTTTTTAATGTAGTTCAAGCTTACGGTTTTTGTGTTGTCAAACTCATTGTTACCGTATACTTTAAAACCACTGTTATCTTTTACGTATATAGGTCTAACGTCAGTAGGCCTTGCTAGAGGCGCTTGAGCTATGTATAAGTATTCATTTTTGTTTACGCGCTCAACTTCTCTGTTGCTATACACAACTGTACCAACCCTGTAAAGATCGGCTGGTGGTAAGAAATAACCTGAGCTGTAAGAGAGTGTAGCGGTTTTTTCAAACTCGCTTATTTTTTCGTTTAGATTATCAAGCATGTCTGAGTACTCGGTATCGTTACCGTGCATCCTACCAAACTGATTGATATCATAAAAGTATTGCTCGAACAAGTCGAGCTGCGCTTGATTGGCAAAAAGGTTGAACTCCTCAGGTGTTACATAACCTCTTTGTTCTTTGTTAAGGATAGCTAGTACCCTTTGATATACAGTATCTACACTTATTGCCATTTCTTATTGTTTTGTTGAAGGGGTGACCTATATTATAAATCACCCCTCAACTATTTATTTCAACCTTTTTTCGATGTTTTGGTAAATTTCAATACCATCATCGGTTTTAAAGAAGGCTGCAAGTGCTGAATATGGGTTTTCGTCAAACGGCACAGTCATTACTTTTCTACCGTTACTCGCCCAATTGAATGTTCTTTGATCATCAGCAAGTTTAATGATACCAGCTTCGACAGCTTTGATACCAAAGTTTCTGATGTGAACGTTCTCATCGTTAGCTAGCTCAACAAACAAACCTGGGTTTCTCTTAGCAAACACCATAAGGTCTCTTTTGATCTCCTTAGAAGTCATCTCTGTAACTCTAGAACCGTATTCTACCCTTAGGATAGCTTCAGCGTTGTCAATATCCATCGCTGCGGCTAGGTTTAATGCTTCTAATTCTGCTTCGATGCTACCTAGTTCATCTACAGCTTCTTTAACAGCGTCAAACTCTGAAAACAAAACATCTTTCAATGGGTGGTATAGTGAAAGTAGTTTTTGTAAAGCTTGTTGCTGCTTTGGTACAAACAATGTACCGTCTCTAAAAATAATATGAGACAAGGTCACTGGACCTTCTTGCTCATCTGCAAAACAAGAACGCATGTTAGTTGCGTATCTTAGTTCTCTCTGGTATCCTAACTCTTCGTCAAACCAGAGTAGTGGTCTTTTTTCCGTGTGACGTGATGGAATTGTCATCACGATTGGTCTCTTGTTACCAATTAGATAGTATACTCTATCTTTCATCTCCCAGCCTACAGCTGGTTTTTCTTTAGCTTTTGTTGCCATAATATAATTGTATAAAAAAAGAGTAAGAATTACCCCCGTCCGAAGACGAGGGTAAAATCTTACAAAAATTACTCTTAGACAGTAGTGTCTTTGAACAATAAGAAGTTGTTAGCTCCTTGAACACACAAACATCTTTCAGATAGCATATGTACGTTCATTTCATCAATGTCGCTAGTGTAGTTACCACCAACAGAACCAGTGATCCAAGACTTCATACGACGATCGTCAGCTTCAGAAGCTCTGTAACGAACGTGTAGGAATGGACGCTGGATGTTTTTACCTAGTGTTTGGTCGTAAACAGTAGAAACACCTGCTGGTACAAGAACACCGTCGATATCGCCAGTCAAACCGCGAGTTGCAGCGTCGTTCAAGTATTTCCAGTCAGTTTTGTAGAAGTCGTAAGAACCTCTGCGGAATCCAGAGAAACCTAAGTTCAACGCCATGTCTTCGCTGTTTTCAAATACTCCATAAGAAGTACCGCCAGTTCCGTAAGAGTTAGCACGAGCAAGCATGTTGTCGATAGCTAAGCTAGTACCACGATCTAAGAAAAGCATGTTTTCTTCGATAGCACCTTGCTTATCAAGCTCTTGAAGGATCAAGTCAAACTCAGCAAGACCAGTCAAACCAGTAGCGTTGTTGAAGTCGTGATCGTTAAACTGAAGACCTCTGCTTTCGATAGCAGCGAACAAACCTTCAGTACCACGTACAGTCTGAGAAGCAGCATCGGTGATACCAGAAGCAGCTGTTACTTTCTCAGCTTCAACCATAGTCATTTCCAAGTAGTCTTCGAAACGTAGACGAGTTTCGTGCTCAGACTTCAAGTACCATAGGTAACCAGAAGTACCCAACTCAGAAGTAACCTCAACCCAACCGATCTGAGCAGTGTCAGAACCGTTGATGTTGTATTTGTCTTTCATGATGATTGGAGAGTTGCTGAACTTTTGGAAACCTGCATCAATAGATCCAGACATTCCAGCAGCACCTTTACCAAACTCAGAACCAAATACGAATACTTTCAAGTCAGGGTTAGTACCTGAAGCAACGAAAGCAGATGGCCAAGTGTCGCTGTCGTATGGGTAAGCTTCGATGCTGTTAGTTGTAACAGACTTAACGAAAGCACGAACAGTAGTAACACCTACAGCAACGATAACAGTTTGGTTAGCGCGGATAGCGTGACCAGTGATGTTGATCGTGTTGTCTGTGTTGTCGTTAGCAGTAGCGATAACAGCGTCATCGTAAGCAACGTGTAAACGACCTTGTTCTGTCCATACAACTTCATCAGAAGCCATTGGCATTTCAGCACCAACCATTCTCAAGAATGATGATACAGAACGGTTACCGTAGCGCTCTACTTCTTTTTCGTAAACCTCAGGCAAGAATTGCTTGGTGAAGTTAAAATCGTTGTCTCCAATAGACAAGTAGTTCTTATCGAACAATGTTTTAGTGGGTGACGGTGTCAACCCTGCAGGGTATGCCCCTTGTGATGCAAAACTCATTTCTAAATGTGTTTAAGTTTATTTTCTAATTTTCACACGCAGTCTACCAGAATCATCTCCACTAACCGCTCTAACCTTAAAGCCGCCAACTTGAGTGGATTGCTCGTGAGTACCTCTTGGACTCATATCAACATTCTTAGAACGTTGCGCGCTTTCCTTCATCGCATCAGCTTTACCTTGTTGGTAAAAGTGATTAGCCACAGCATCTGCGTTCATTGCTGTAAACAAGGCTTTGTGATACCCCTTAGCATCTCCTATAGTATTGTCTTCTCCTAAAAACTTTTTAGTAAAATTACCTAGGTCGCTTTGTTGATCCTTAACCTTACTAGCATCCTTAACATTAAATCGGTACTTCTTATCTCCAACCTCGTATTCAAAACCTTTGAAGTTCTGGTTGAAAACTTGAGCGGTTTTATTCCTAAACACCGATGTCTGCTTTTCAGCTAGCTTGAGTGACTCTTCGTTTTCTTTGTTATAGCGATTAAAAAACTCAACCGCTTTCTGCTGTTCTGGCGTAAGCTTAGAACCAGCTTTAATCTCATCGTAATACTTACTCTTCATTTCGTTCAAATGTGACTTTGCACGCTGAACCTCTTCTTTGTAGAGTAATTTCTTACGTTTAATATCTCTATCGTCGTCTATTTCTTCGTCATACGAGTAACTGTCTTCGATCAAGAAATTAATCTCATCATCATCAAGGTGTGGTTTAGTCACCTTGTAGTATTCTCTAACAAGTTGTTGCTCATCTAATGAATCAACATCTTGGTTTAATCTAACATAATCCTCGAGAGTTCCACCAGTTTCGTTCATGAACTCAACCAGCTTCTCGATGTTTTCAGGAAGACTCATGTCAACCTTTTCTTCTTTTGTTTCCGTAGGCTCAGGCTCTACTTCAACACTTTCAGCTTTTGTTTCTGTAACTTCCTCTTCGTCTGTTACTTCTTCGAGCACCCGTACTTCTTCAGCGGGCTCTCCGTCATTTTGTACGGACTCATCTTCGCTGGGCTGCAACCCTTCTTCGCTGGGCTGTTGTACATCTTCGCTGGGCTCTTCCCGTACTTCGCTGGGCTCTGACACTGGCAGTTCATCGTCGGACACCCGCATCCCGGTTTGCTCGGCATTTTCGCTTTGTACATTTTCTTCTTGTTTAAAGTTTCTTAAATCAACTTTGATTACACCGTCATCTTCGGCTTGAGCCTGAACTTTTTGTTCTTGGCTCACCATGTTTTCTTCTTCCATGTCTAAATAAAATATTAAAAGATACTATTAGTTATATTACCTAGGTTCAAAATAACCTAATCCCATACTTCCGGTAAGCGTATCATTACCAGAGGATTCAAAATCTTTTGGTGGTTTATTGCTTTTTCTTTGATCAATTAGTTCGCTTTGTTGGGTAGCTTGGATTTTTGTTCTCTTATCCTTTCTATCCTCTTTGTACTTCTCGTTTTCTTTTTTAGAACCAACATCAATGTTTCTAAGCTGAATATTGTACTCAAACTCCTTAGCCATAAGCTCTTTCTTAATTTCAGCTTCTTTCTGTAGTTTTTGCATGTCAAGCTGAGACTGTAGTTGAGCAAGTTGAGCTTTTCCTTGAGAAATAACTTGTTGTTTCTGCGCTTCTGCTTGAGCCACAGCCTGTTGCGTTTGAGCGTTTGCCTGTGCTTGTGCTTGCATGTTCTGCTGTGCGATCTGTTGATCTCTCTCCTGCTTTTTCTTTCTACGTAGCTTAAGCAATTGGTTTGCTAACTTAACGTTTTTAATTTCCCTAACATCGATAGCGTCTTCTAAGTCAATAGACTGTTGCGCTAAAGCTTGCTGGATGTTGTTTTCAAGCATTTGCTTTTCTTCTTCATCTGGCGCGAGCTCAATAAAGATACCAAAATCGTGAAGGTGTAAATCGCTTAACTCACCTAGAATTTCTGTTTTATGTGCACCTATTTTATTTATAAGAGCGTCTTTCATTGGCGAGAACTCAATGACATCAGATATCATCAATGAAATACCTTCAGCGAGCTCAGCTGTCAAGAACAAGCTAGACTGTAAGATATGTCTTGTTGCTGTGTTAGAGTTAGCAGCGGCTAGCTTTTGCACGCCAACCAAAGCGTGTTTATCAGGCATAGAACCATCACGTGCTTCGTTAAGACCCGTAACATCACGGATCATCTGCAAGTAATAGTTATATGTATTGATAAGTGCTTGTATTTTCTGGCCACCAGCAGCTGATGTCATCTCTTGAATAGGTATTTTACCTGGATTCATATCGCCATCCGACGTAAACGACCTACCTATAATACTACCCGTTTGGAAGAACATGTTAAGTGCTTCTTGTGGGTTGTAGTTTGTACCGTTACCTAAATCAATTTCAGCTAAACCATCAGCATCGATGTAGATACCATCCGGTACCATACGGGTCAACACCTGTTGTAGTTTCAAATGTGTTAGCTGAATCATATCAGCAAAACCAGTGATTCTTGATACTAATGATTCGATACGACCTTGGTACATCCTTGGTGCAACGAGGCTGTAGTTCATTTTGACCTTAGTATCATCACTCTTAGGTCTCATCATATTCTTAGCCATATCCCACTTAAGTAAGATATCAGTACCTAAGATTAAAACACCTTCGTATAAAACCTCTAAAGACCTAGATACCTTGCTAAACTGTCCTGCTAATTCAGCTGGTGGATCAAACTGATCGTCTTTTAGAATAACCTTGCTAGCACCCGTAGCTGTTTCTTTAACCTTGTAAACCTCGTTCATATAGGTTTTATAGTTAAAGTAAAGCACCTGTACAGTGTTAGCGTCTATAGTGTGGTTGTTTCTAGGTGAGTTGCTGTAGTGACCTCTATCGTAGATACTTTTCTTTAAGATATTATCTAACTGGTCATCAGTGAGATCTGGAAATTGCTTTTTAAGCTCGTTTACAGGTACGTTTTTAACTTCACCTACGTAGTATATGTCATCAAAGTATGGAGACTCAGAAAAAGAGTATACCATAGCAGATGGATCAACATACTCAACTTTAATACCTTCTGACTTATTAAACGTGTTTTTGACACAAGCCATACCAAGAACAGTGAGATCATAGTTAAGCCTTTTTCTTATGTTTTCATACTTGTTATCTTCAAGTATGGTTCTAATAGCTTGCTCTTCAGCGATCTCAACACCCTGCTTGTAGCTTAACTGCATGTGCAGCTCAAGCTCTTCCGTGCTATCAGGTAAAGTTTGCTTTGGATTTTCGTATAAGCTAACACCAAAAGCCTGCTCAGCAAAATCTGATAGCTCTCTAGTTTGCATGTCTTTTAAAATAGACTCCATGTACTGTGTGCGTTTTGACACACCGTATGGATCCTGTGCAAATGCTTTTACGTCATACGTTCTCTCTGAAATACCGTTTACAACAATATCAACAAATTTAGGTATGATAGGTACTGGTTTCCAGTCAAGATTCAAGTATGATAAGTCACCGTTAATAGATAGCTCGTCTTTGTATTTTTGAATAGACTGCTCTCCACGAGCATATTGTCTTCTGTTGTGAAATGTTTCCTGGTTACTGTGGAAACGGTATACACCACCATCTCTCTTGAACCATTCGTCTTCGATTGCCTTAGCAACCTTAAGCCCATATTCTGAACTTACTTTTTCTAAATCACTAGCAACTTGGCTAGGAAAATAACTCTTTACAACTGACTCAGCCATAATCTTCTATTATCTGCGATCTTGAACCGCTATTTTTATATCGTGCAATACCTAAATTTATTGTCCTTGTGCCTCTGTCAGCTATTGGTTTGTACAAATGTCTGTTGCAAGCCATAATCGCTAAACCCGAGCTAATAGAAGCATCGTATTTTGTACGCTTAGCGATATCGAATCTACTCCAATCGTTAAGCGTTCTATTTAGATACATAGTACCATAGGTACCATCTTCTAAATAACCAACATGTTTCTCTATATACGTCTCAATAGCAGCAGCGTGTGCTTGCTTTATATCTTCGCTAGTGTTAGGAATACCACCAATCTCTTTTTCAGTAACTGATAGTTTGTTCCAAACTTTATCCGGCCTGTTCATTGAGAAACCTCTGTAACCTCTTTGTTTTAAAAAGTATAGAAACCTAGGTTTGTTATTCTCTGCTAAAACAGGCATACCGTAAAACACTAGTGCTTTTAATATATCTTCAAAGAAGATCTCAGCTGTTTTCGGCCTAGCAACGTATTCAAGAAAAAAGTGGTTCGGCGGTGCATTTTCCATAGAAAACTTAGTTAAACCGTGTAGCGCACCATTTGAACCCTTACCATCAACTGTTCCACTGATATCGTAAGAGTCACATCCGAAAGCGCCAAGGTGTTCGTTTCCAGGATATTTTACCCCATTTTTTATAATCACTCGATTTTGCAGTTGTTTATCTGGAACCCAAGAAATTATAAACCTACCTTTAGGATCTGGGCTAAAAAACACCTTAGTGTCTTTAACACCGTTCTCCCAATGAAAAGAACCTCTAGTTATCAAACCGTCTCTTACAGAGCCCTCGTTGAAATCTATTTGCTCATATATCTTAGCTAGATTAAATATACTGTTTTTGGTTTCATCCCTAAACGCGTGTTCTTCTGTACGAGGAAACTGTCTATAGAATTCATTTAAAGCATCTTGATCTTGCTTTAGACCTTCTGCTTCGTTTTCCCAGTTTTCGATAACACCGATGTCAATGTATTCTCCGAACGGTCCTTCAACCGCTTCTTCAGGGGTGTCAAATACGGGATTACCATACTTATCAATAAAGCCCTCGTAGTTCCATTCCATCGGTATAAACAAGCTGTACAAGCCAGATCTTGTTTGTCCATTTTTATTTCGTTCAGTGACGTCAGAGTCGTTGTACAACTTCTTGAAGTTATCACCTCCTTTATCCAGCGAGTTAGATGTTGATCCCATCATACACTTACCGATAATTCTAGATCCAAGTCTAAGACAGGTCTTTGTAACACGCCAGTTATTAAGTATGTTGTCAGGTCTTTCCCACTTACCGCTTTCGTCGTGAACGAGTAGTCTTAGCTTTTCACCATCGTAAGAGTTATCACCTGTGTTTTTCCAGTCAATAGTAGTATCAAGACCTTCCAGTATTTCTTCATCACTTTTCTTTATGTTTTTTCTAGTGAGTTTTGATGCTGGTACTCTATACGCAAGTTCAGACTTTGGTCTGTCCATACCATCTTGTATAGGCTTAAAAAAGAAAGGGTAGTTTACCGATATAGGTACAACCTTATCAGTAAACATCTTCTTTGCATCAGCACCAGATTTTGATAGTATACCAAATCTAGCGTCAGATGTTATAGTTGCTTGATTTACGGTTTCAGAGCTGGACATGAAACTAAAACCGCTACGTCTGTTTTTTAGATAGCACATGCCGTATGATCTGTGATCAGCTTTGCATGCCTCCCAAAATATAAAGAACAACCTGTTGGCTTCCCTAAAATCAGGCTTACCAACATCGATCTTTGTCCATTGTAGGTACATATAGTGTGTACCGGTTATATAAGTTGGCTTACCGTTGTTGTAAAACCAAAAGCCATTATCTCTTCTATTAAACTCCTCGTCTATATAGTCTTCCCAGACCTCCTTAAAATCATCCGGGTAGTCTTTCCAATCAAATACACTCTTTATATTTTTAAGCTCCTTAGGATAGTCGAACGGCGTCCATCTGTCCTCTTTAAACTTATGTGTTTTTGATTCTTTTGGTAAAGCTATACGTAGGTTTTGTATTTCGTATATCTCACCGATTTGACCAGTCTTACTGATAACAATAAAGTCAAACTCCTTGTTGTAGCCGTACTTCCATTTTTTAGCGCGATTATATCTCTTAACCGTGCTTTCTTTTATAGGCTGTACAACCTTGTATAGAGTTTGTTCATACATCATCTAGACCTTTTTTCAGCAAAGCCAGAAAAAGATTTCTTTTGTTCTTTCTCTATAGGCTTATTCTCTAGCATAGCCTCTTCTTCAGTAATCTTGTTTAAGATCTCTAAAGCATCTAGAATAGCTAGTTTTTTTGTGGCTGCAGCGTTTTTCAACCTGTCCGCGGAAACATCATCTTCTGTTTTAGTGATAATAGGCTCTTCAGCAACTTTAATGAGTTCTTCAATAGCTTTACGACCAGCTCGGATTATATTCCTTTTTGTCTCCTTTATGTCCATAGTTTATGGTTATAGCTGCGGAGAGAACACGGTATAAACGTTCACCGTCTATAACAAACTCATATTCACTCCGGGGTGTGAACCCTACAACGTCACCTTGCTGCAGCCCTTGTGCTTGTAGATCATCACCCAACATTTTCAATACACCTATATTTGGTAGCTCTTTTTCCGTAGTCCACATGTCATCAGACTCCAATGGTTTTACGAAACAATAACCGTCCAGTGCTTTCCATTCGCTACCGCGCTTATATGCAAAGACCTGGTCTTCTTTACAGAAGTAAGTATCCTCTGCAAAAAAGCTACGGCTATTCTTTTCGTTACCTCTAACATCGTAAAACCTTCTAAAAACATTGTGATGAACTATTACATCATCACCAGGTTCAACACCGCCACAGTGTCTTAGCGGTGCACCTATAACAGTACCAACTCTATTTACATACCTGTGGTCTTGTAGATCAGTGTTAAGTATAAGCTCTTTTTCACCAAGCTTTTTCTTGTTACTGTTTCTAGTTCCCTTAGGTGTTACAACAAAGTCAAAAACAGATCTCATTAATATTCTAAATTATACTCAACCGCGATACCCATGTTTTTATTGAAATCTTTCCAAGGTATCACACTCTCGTCTTTAGTTATATAGATACTAAATCTATCTTCTTCTTCAACGATACTAGTTATTGTATGCCCTCCGTAGACCTCTTGGCCCACGGAGTAATGCATAGCTTCGTTTTTATAATCTCTTCCGATGCTGATCTTTCTAATCAGCTTGTCCATTATTCAGCAGCCTCGGCGTTTTCCTGGTACTCGCCAGTGTTAAGATCGATAGTTACCTCACCGTATTTTTCCTCAAGCTCCTGTTGAACAACTTTTACCTCAGCCTCAAATTTCATAATGTTAGAAATCATTTGAGACTTTTGGTATTCCATTTCACCAAGACTTTGTTTAGCTCTAGCTAGAGTGTTAACAGCTACTTGGATTTTTTCTAATTCCTCTTTCGAGAGTTTTTTGACTTTTGTTGCCATAATTAAAATATTTTAGCGAATTATACTAACACAAATATAATGCAATAGTATTTATTAATACAAATTATCTACAATAGTACTACAGATTGACCGTTAGCTGATGCAAAACTGTAATTACCGCTGTCATCTACATTCCCAACACTTGGTACTGCATCTGAACTATCTCCAAATATAAGGTCACCAGTTACCCCAGCATTAGATGCTGATATAGGATCTCCAGAATTATACATAAGTGTAATGTCACCAGCTTTGATAACCTTATCCCACATATGCATATACATATAGTCCGCAATACGACTACCAGCAGTGTTATGGTCATTACCACAAAAAGTTATCTCATTCAAACTCATGTTAGATCTTGAACCACTATTTGCGTTAGTTACACTTGTTAGCGCACGATCATTCCAATACAATTTAAAAGCTGTAGAAGGTGTTGATTGTGCAGCATCGTACGTAAGCACTAGGTGTATAAATCCATCGGTATTTGTATCCCCTCTGTTTGATCCAGTCCAATAGTCATTACTATTTGCTCCAGTTGAGGTTACACTATTGTTTCCGTGAAGAGTCCAGTTTGCATTAAAATTGGTTGAGCTACTTCTATACATTGCGTTAAAGAAGTTGCCTCCGTAATCGTATTGCAAGAAAAATCTGTTTGCCGTTGATGTAGTTCCAGAAGGAGTTAAATCAAATATAATTAAGTTTAAATCTGATGCTGCCCATTGAGGTCTTATCCATAAAGAAGCAGTAAAGCTCTCTGTGTTTGACTGCAATGGATAATCGGATGCATTATCCCATTTAATATCATTACTTAAATCCCAATAATATTTAGCATTGCTGTATCCATAGAATTCACTCATAGCATGAGGAGCTGATTTACCAGCTGCAACAGACAGAGTGTTTAGAGAACCACTGGAGTTTCCTAACTCTGTTTTTATATCGTTTATGCTAATTTGTCCGCTACTTTGTAGAGCCATCTAATCTTGCTTCTAATTGTTCAACTCGTGCAGTCAACTCTTTATTGCTTTCAATAAGTAGTGCGACTAACTTTTCGTAATCAACAGTCTTGTATGTTTCATCACCAACGAAAGGTAGTTTCTTCTCGTGTACAACTTCAGGTACAACCTCTTCTACCTCTTGAGCAATCACACCAATCTCACGCTGTCCTTTACGACTTCCTTCATTCCAGGTATACGATACACCACGGAGCTGATTAACTTTCTCGGTAGCGTTCTCAATTGTCTGTACATCGTCTTTAAGGCGTGCATCAGATACAGTTGTAGAGAAAGCAATCACATCACCATCAACGTGTAAATCACCATCATCCTCTAGGCGCATTTCTTCAGCACCTGCTGTGTACCAACGAATACCAATGTCAGCATCATAGAACGTGTAGTCGTGCGTGTTACCTGTATAGATATCTGTAGTAGAGCTGTTACGTCTACGGTCATTTTCTAAACGGAATGCTGTTCCGCTTAATGTCATACCGTAATTACCATCAGCAGTGTAGGTAGTATTGGTGTCTGGAGTAACTACAACGTATGGATCAGCTTGTGTTCCAGTACCACTAATGTTTGAGCCATCAAATCTTACGTAGTTAGCGGTTCTAACGTTACTTGCTGAACCACCCCCATCTACTAACTTCCAATCAACATAGTTGTCAAGGGTAGGTTTACCGGTAATACTTGTCCAGGCTAAACTTGTGGTATAGCTTGGTGCAGCCCAAACCGCTGTACCGCTTGATGAATACTTAAGGAACTGACCAGCAGCACCACCACTAGGTATGTGTTTATTACCAGCAGTTGTTGGGTGTACATAATTGTTTGCAGTTGTTGAGATAACCCCAGTAGAACTGTTATAGCTAATTAATCCAGTACCACTAATTTTGCTTCTAACTTGAGCATCGGTTAACTGCGTGTCGGTTGCTGATATAGTACCGTTAGCTGCAATTTGTATGTTAGTCCCAGCTGTTAAAGCTGCGACTACATTAGCTGTATCTGTTACATCCGCATTATCCTCTACGCCTGATGCTGTTGAAAAAGAAGATGCGTGATATCCGTCAAGCGTATCGGCATTTCCAGCCGCAGCAGCATACATTGCAAATCTTGAATCGTAAATAGTGGTATCTATACTATGACCTAACTCAAGACCGTACTTATTTATAACCCATACTTTTTGCCCAGTGTCACCATTTCTGACTGCTAATAATATCCAAGTTTCGGGTATTACAACATTAGCAGTATATCTGGCTACACGGAAGTTAGCTGCAACGCTTGTGTGAGTACTTCCTACTGGAAGAATATAATACAAAGCTTCCCATGTATCCAATGGAACTCCATTGCTTGTTGCAGTTTTGTTTGATGAACCACCTACGCCAGTAACTGTACCAGATGTTGGAATGTTTATGTCAAAATAACCAGATGTAGCAAAGTGCGAACCTCTACCGTTTGCAATAACTATAAATCTTGCACTGTTTTTTATGTAACCAGAGCTATTTACAGTAATTGTTCCTCCCCCAGTAATATTTGTATTAGCTCTTAATGAAGCTGATAAAGTATCTAACTCATTGTCTATTTCAGTTTCGGTGTAGTAACGACCATCAAGATTTACAGAGCCAGTAGCTGTAACGTGTCCGTTATCATCAAAGGTTAGATCTTGTATTACAGTTCCGTTGCTGTTATTTACATCAGCCGCCTCTGTAATACTTGGGTGAGCGGTAAGATAACCAGCACTCGCGTGGTTACCCCAGCCATGAGCGGTAACTCCATTAGCAACATCCGTTGTGCTGAAATCATCGGTACTGTGTACTCTAACCCAAGAAGACCAAGTTCCATTCTCCTGACCTCTTAAATACATTCTACCCTTGTTTCTCCAATCTTGCGCCAACTGTGTTTGCCAAGCATTGCTGAAAGACATGGTCATTAAAGCGTGGTCAGTACCAGTTGGTTTATTTACTGCGTTACTGGCAGAATAGTTAAAAGTAACCCCATTACTATCTCCTACGGTATCTATAGCTGTAGTACTACGAGTTGACAACATAGCATTTGTAGAGAAAGCAGGCTTACTACTTACATTTGCAAAGCTTATACCGGTAATATAACCAGCACCATTCGTAAGCTGATTGTTATTGGTAACATTGGTTGCACCAGCCGCAATACCATCCAGTTTAGTTTTAAGTGTACTGGTAAAGTTCTTTTGGGTCAATCCACCATCACCTACAGTGTATGTTGTATTTGTATCAGTTGATCTAATTTCAATAGCACCACCAACTTGTGTAATAGTGGTAGCACCAGCACCGGTCAAGGTGATTGTTCCGTTAGTCTCACTTCCACTTACACCAACTGAAGTGATTGTATCAGTATTAGTATCTGTCCAGGGTACATTAACGTACATCTTTTCAGAAGATACTTCTACTGGGTAATTTTTACCATTCTCGGTATAACCAATCTTAAATCCTCCACGAACCGTGCTTGATCCAGCTGGTAATGAATAGTTGTTAGCGGAAGCAGCAATTCCGTCAAGTTTGGTTTTGTCCGTAGAAGACATAAAACCATTAGCTGAAGTTGTAGCAGCGGAATGTACGTGATCTGTTGTTGAATAATTTGCAAGAAGGTTATTTACTTCCGTTTCAGTGTAGTAACGACCATCATGTGTATGTGAGTCATTTGCTACGGTTACAGTAAGTGTTGCGTTACCAAGGTTAGTAAATGTTGCACTACCTGATGCATCTCCAGCTAAAGTTAAAGTAGGATCGGAAGTAGCAGTTGTTGCAATAGTAATATTACCGCTACCGTCAAAGTTTGCGTTACCAGTTACAGCACCGCTTAATGCAATGTTTCTTGCTATTTCAAACTGCTTTGCTACTGGATAATTACTGGTTGATGTTTGCTGTACATTACTATGCGATGTTTGATTAACAGCGATTGCCCAACCATTATCATATCTTGTCGCTGATTCAGCACTATATCCAGCCTGGAAATCTCTAACAGTAATTTGAAGATAATTCCAAGTAGAAGTTGTTTCCCCAATATATACAATGTGCCTTGTCCCATCATGACCAAACCTAACTGTATAGTCTCTATCCGTCCTATCACTTAATATAACAGCACCACAATTTGTCCAGTTTCCAGTACTGTATTGGTATCCATAAACGTATAAAGAAACAGACTCGCCAACAGAGCCTCCAGCGTAATCAAATATGTCCACGTTAAACGAAATCATATCAGATGTATTCCAAGAAGCTGTAGGCAGCTTAATTGCAATTGCCCCAGTGTGCGAAGAGCTTGTTGTAGCGTAAGATGCACCATTAGGTTTAGGTACATAAGTACCACCTGGATAATTATAAGTTATAGCACCGTTATCATTATTTTGGTCAATAACTATGTTGCCAGTGACATTTCCTCCAGCTTTTGGTAAAGCAGCATCTGCTGTGCTACCTTGAGCAGCAGTTGCAAAAGCCGAAGCGTGATTGCCGTCAAGTAAATCTGCATCTAAACCAGTTCCTGATCCATCAACAGTCTTGATTGCTGTTAGTATTTGCGCTGGAGTTTGGTCAGCTGTTGCCCCAGCTTCAATACCATCTAACTTTGTTTTGAGAGTGGTTGTAAAATTCTTTTGGGTTAGACCTCCATCACCTACTGTGTAAGTAGTGTTAGTATCCGTTGAACGAATTTCAATTGCACCACCGCTTTGGGTTATTGTTGTTGCACCCGCACCAGTTAAAGTTACCGTTCCAGCTGTTTCACTACCGCTTATACCAACGGATGTAATTGTATCGGTATTGGTTGTTTTTGCAGTCCAGCTAAATGTACCGTCTCCATCAGAAGTAAGTACCTGACCGTTTGATCCATTGCCAGTTACGTTGAGTTCTGCTGCACCTACAGAGTTGTCTGTAATTGTTGCTGCATTGACAGTATTTAATGTAGCAAGTGTACCAAGTCCAAGGTTTGTTCTACCGTTTGATTTTTGTGTAGAGGTAAGACCCTGGGCATTTGTGTCAATACGCAATCTGTTGCCTAAAGCAGTTGTCATGGTAGTGCTAAAGTTAGCATCATCACCAAGTGCCGCAGCCAATTCATTTAAGGTGTCAAGTGCTGCTGGAGCAGAGTTAACAACGTTTGATACAGCAGTATTTACATACTCTTGAGTTGCCAATGGATTACCACCAAGCTGTACTTCATCTACCCCTACAAAATTTACATCAATAATAGGAGGGTTTGAGTTACTTGAGAATTGAGATGCTGCTGGTCCACCAATGTAAAGTATCTCATTGCTGTCATCAAACTTAATACCAGCCCATGCATTCCAGTCCCATGAAGCTCCACCAAATCTAAACTCACTTACATCTTGAAGAATAACATCTTTCGAAGAAGGTGATACACTGGTAAAGTTAGCACCACCACTTCCAATATATATACCTCCGTTGTTATTAGAAGTTGTTGTAAGTGTACCGGTCATTGTCCCACCAGATCTCATCAAAGCACCAGCAGCAGATACGTTAGTTGCATCCGTTACATCAGCAGAAGCTTCAATACCATCTAACTTACTCTTAAGTGTGGTAGTAAAGTTTTTTTGTGTAAGTCCACCATCGCCTACGGTATAAGTAGTATTGGTATCGGTTGATCTAATTTCTATGGTTTGCCCACTTTGTGTAAGTGTAGTAGCACCAGCTGCCGTTAATGTAATAGTTCCAGTAGTCTCTGAACCACTAACTCCTACAGAGGTAACCGTATCGGTGTTTGTAGCAGAAATAACACCGTTAGTAATAGAAACATTACTGCCAGCACTGAATTTACTTCTTACTTCCGCGGTAGTAAGCTGTGTGTTTGTATCCGTAGCAGAGATAGTACCGTTAGCTGCTATTTGAACGTTACTTCCAGCCGTTAACGCAGCAACCACATTAGCTGTGTCTGTTACGTTCGCACCAGCTTCTATGCCATCAAGTTTGGTCTTGAGTGTAGTAGTGAAGTTCTTTTGAGTTAAGCCTCCATCACCTATAGTAAGGTTGTTAGTATTGTAAACCTCGTATTGGGTAGTTGCACCGCCAGAGTAAATCTTACCAGTAGTAGCAATACCACCAGCATGAATATTATCGAGGTCTACTTTACATTTTTCTGTAGCTGAAGCCCAGCCAGAAATTCCACTTGGTGCTGTAGCATCTGTTAACCAATCAACTAAATCCCATCCACTTTCTTGAGCATTTGCACCTACAATAGCAACATGAACATCTGATGAAGAATTATCAATGTATACTTGAATAGCAGCACCGTCATAAGTGGTGTTTTCTTTAATGCGTATATATCTAAATACATCAGTGCCGAAACTTGAGTTCGCAAGAACAGTTATACTGTTTGAATCATCTGTGCCAAAGTGATGCGCTGCATTAAAAATAACAGACTGGTGTCTACTTGAAGCAGTGTCCCAAATTTGGAATTCACCCAAGGCTCTGTCTCCACTGTTTTTAGCGATAGTGTACCAGCCAATTGCTGGGGAAAGTGCTTGCTGATGCGTTATATATCCTCTTTCAAAATATGTATTTATTTCAGATTCTGTATAATAACGCCCATCATGTGTGTGGCTATCGTTATTTACGGAAACATTACCAGAACCATCTACAGTTATATCAGTACCAGACTTAACACCACCAATTGATGAACCAGCGACTGGAAGGCTATAGTTGTTAGCGTTAGCTGCAATACCGTCTAACTTATTCTTTAATGTAGTGGTAAAGTTCTTTTGAGTCAATCCACCGTCACCAACAGTATAGGTAGTGTTCGTTGATCTAATCTCAATAGTCTGACCGCTTTGAGACAGCGTAGTAGCACCAGCACCGGTCAATGTAATTGTACCAGTAGTTTCAGATCCGCTGATTCCTACAGAAGTAACAGTATCGGTATTGGTATCCGTCCATGGGACGTTTACATACATCTTTTCAGAAGTTACCTCTACTGGATAGTTCTTTCCGTTTTCAGTATAGCCAATTTTAAATCCACCTCTTGTAGTTGAACTACCAGCTGGAAGTACGTAGTTGTTAGCAGTTGTAGATATAACTCCAGTTGAGCTATTGTAGCTAATCAATCCAGTACCGCTAATCTTACTTCTAACCTGGGCATCAGTAAGCTGTGTGTTCGTGTCAGTTGACGTGATAGTGACTGTGCCACCAGCAGAGTAAGAAAGAGATACGTTAGTACCAGCAACAAGGTTTAGATCACCACCAGAGCCAACTGTTGTTCTTTGTATGTCATTGGTTTTTAAATTCCATGATCCGTAGTTGTCGTATGTAGCAGAGCTAAATGCTAAAGAACCAAGGGTACGTTTCTCTATTTCCCCTCCAGACCCCAATACAAGACCAGTAGATGAAGTAGAGGTATCTACAGTTTCAACAAACAATCTACCAGATGTAGTGATAGTACCATCTCCACCGATAACAACTACATCATTAGCGGTATAAGGAGTATATGTTTTTTTGTTTCTAAATACCCAAGTATCTCCACCTTCAATGTCATCAATGATTTCAAAAATCATCTTAACATCATTAGATGCTGGAGCTTCACCATAGAGTCTCCAACCATCATTGTCACCTACCTTTTGTCCAAAGTAGTAAGAAGGAACAGTTGATACTGTATCTCCATATGTAGT